TGATCTTTTCGATTCCGAGGTCAAACAAGCGTATCAAGCCGAATCGCTGCTTCGCGGCACGATGCGGACACGCAGCGGAGTAGCTGGAAACACTGTAAAGTTCCCCACAATCGGGAAAGGTGTCGCTACACTTCGCGTTCCACAAACTGATGTCACACCATTAAATGTGACCTACGGTCAAGTAACTGCAACGATGGAAGATTACATCGCGGCAGAGTATTCAGACATCTTCCAGCAATCACACATCAACTTTGATGAGCGTTCCGAGCTGGTTCAAGTCGTATCTAAATCTATCGCTCGTCGTATGGATCAGATCATGATTGACGCTCTGAATGCGGCCACGGGCACATCAACCGTTGCAACAACTGTTGGCGGTGCTGGCACAAACATGAACATTGAAAAGCTACGAGCTACTGCTAAAGCTATGAATGAGAAAAACGTACCTTCAGAAAATCGTAGGTTGCTCATGCATGCTTCTCAGCTTGACGCATTGCTTGGTGAAACTGAAATTACTAGCCAAGACTTTGCATCTGTAAAGGCTCTTGTGCAGGGTGAGATCAATACGTTCATGGGCTTCACTATTTTGACTATGGGTGATCGTGATGAGGGTGGCATTCCCAAGCCTTCAACTCGCACTTGTTTTGCTTGGCACCAAGATTCAATGGGCTATGCTGAGTCAATGTCGCAGAAAACCGAAGTTAACTATGTCCCAGAAAAGACATCGTTCTTGGTTAGCTCGATGTTCTCTGCTGGATCTGTTGCAATCGACGGTGAAGGCATTGTCAAAATTTCTTGCACAGAATAATTAGGAGATTAGACAATGGCATTCGCATCTGCAAACTGGTCAACACTTGGCGCTTCCAAAAGCGGCAATGCACCAGCAATGTACACTTACATCTCATCAGCTGATAACTTAACAGCAGTTAAGGCATCGGGTTACTTCAACACAGTCGAAGGTCTTATCACGACCGGAGATGCCCTATGGGTTGTTGCCAGTAACGGCCAGGCTCTTTGTAAGTTAATCAATACAAGTGGCGTAATTACCGTCACTGATTTGACTACTTAATAGGTTGGGGCGGTTCGCCGCCCCTTCTTAACCTTCTGGAGATCAATATGGCGGCTGGTGATACCTCACTTTCAATCTGCTCAGATGCTCTTATAATGCTTGGCGCTGCGCCTATTTCTTCGTTTACTGAAGGCACTGATGCCGCTCAAGCTTGTGATAAGCTTTACCCAGATCTGAGAGATAGTCTTTTAAGCGAATATCAATGGAGCTGGAGCGTTCAAAAAGCCCAGCTTGCTAGACTTGCATCTGCTCCCATAAATGAATGGAAATATGCCTATCAGCTTCCTGGCGATATGCTGTCTGGCGTTATAGCTCTTTTTGAAAGCAACGGCATATCTGATAGACCTTTAAGCTATGGATGGGAGATCTATGGTGATGAGGTTTATACAAATCTTGAAACTGTATATATAGATTATCAAGCCACCGTAAATGAAAGCAAAATGCCACCTTATTTTGTGGAATTATTAAGTTATGGATTGGCTGCGAAGCTGGGGTTTGTAATTACAGATCAGGTTTCAAAAACAGAATACTTCAGAAATATTGCTTATGGCGCCCCCTCTGACTCCGGTCGCGGTGGGAAGATGCGCCAGGCAATGAATATCGATAGTCGCGGAAAGTTGCCTCAGGTCATCGAGGACTATTCACTTATAAATGTAAGGGGTTAGCATGAGGATCACGCAATTCCAGACCAATTTCTCGGTCGGTGAGCTTGATCCGCTTATTCGCGCTCGTACTGATCTACAGCAATATCAAAATGCGCTGGCCGAAGCGACGAATGTCGTTATCCAGCCTCAAGGTGGCTTTAAGCGGCGTGACGGCACTCGAACAATTAGCAACCTTTACGACAATTATACTGAGTTTAAGCTTATACCATTTCAGTTCAGCGTTACTGACAGTTACCTTCTGCTATTTTTTGACCAGAAAATTTTAGTTTTCAAAGATGGAGTGCTTCAGGAAAACATAAATGGATCTGGTAATTATTGGATTCCCGCCAATGATATAACTGCTGCAATGATGGATGATCTTAATTACACGCAAGCGGTTGATACACTTATTCTTTGCCATGAGGACTTGCAGACCAAAAGGCTGGTTAGAAATAGCGATACAAATTGGACACTTGAAAATCTGCCGATAACAAATCTACCGCAGTATCCATATGCATTTGACACGCATCAGCCTAACTTCACAATTGCTCCGTCTGCTACATCTGGCAATATTTCAATTACTGCATCTGCTGTAACGACTGACACCGGTACAGCACAGGCGGGTGGCGCTGATACAATTACTCTCAAATCGGCAACATCATATAATGTTGATGATGAGCCTAATGGAATGTTTATAACCTTAACATCTGGCACTGGCTCTGGCCAAACTCGCCATGTTGAGGACTATGTTGCTTCGACAAAGGTTCTTACTGTTTATCCTGCATGGGATACGGCTCCAGATGCAACAACAGGTTATAAGGTAGAGGCATTTGCTCCTGCTGCTGTTGGTGAGTATGCTCAGGTTCTCAGCACCTTTGGTCGCGCTCGATATGTAGAGTTTGTTTCTGCCACAGAAATGAAGGCCGTTGTTGAGGTCAACTTCTTTGATACCAGCGCAATCACTGCCGGTAATTGGGAGAGCGAGCATGGCTATGAGGATGTATGGTCGAACACTCGCGGGTGGCCTAAGTCTGCCGCTTTTCACGAAGGGCGTTTATATTTTGGTGGCTCTAAATCTCGCCCCAATACCGTATGGGGATCAACGGTTATAAATTACTTTGATTTCAATGCTGGATCTGGCCTTGATGATGAAGCTGTAGAAGCGACGATAAACACAAACCAGTTAAATACTATAATCAATCTGTTCTCTGGAAATGATTTTAGAATATTTACAACCGGCGGTGAGTTCGTTGTTCTTCAGACTGGTGATAATCCGATTACTCCTGCATCGTTTTTTGTGCGGCCTCAAACAAGGCTTGGCTCAAAACCTGGCGTACCCGTTGAGGAAGTAAACGGTGCATCTGTGTTTATTCAAAGACAAGGCAAATCAATCAATGCCTTTCAGTTTGGAGATACAACGGCATCTTATCAAGTGCAGAATATTTCTGCCCTTAGCTCTCACTTGTTAAAGAACCCTATAGATATGGCGGTGCGCAAGGCGTCCTCTACAGATGAGGCTGATAGGTTGTTTGTCGTTAACGGCGACGATGGATCTATGGCTGTTTATTCTATAATGGCGGGGCAGAATGTAATTGCGCCAAGTAGGTTTGTAACTGATGGTGAGTTCGTTGCCGTTGCTGTAGACCTGGCCGATGTTTATGTGATTGTAAAGAGAGCTATACTTAACACGCATTATTATTATCTGGAAAGATTTGAGGATGGGTTGACGGTAGATAGCGCCAAGGTTGGCGGCGCGGCCTCTTCCGTTCCTTGTCCAAACCTACTTGGTTTAACAGTAAAAATCATTAGAGATGGCATTGTCGAGCCAGATCAAACTGTTCCTACCAGCTCACCTTTTGCGGTTACCTTTGCAAGTCCAGCCACATCAAGCTATCAGATTGGCCTTAATTACACAGTAACCGCAAAGACAATGCCAACTGAGCCGGTTTTATCAACAGGATCGGTGCAAGGATTTAAAAAGAGAATTGTTCAGGTAGACGCCATAGTAAATAATTCTCAGAATATGACTATAAATTCAAAGCTCGTTCCGTTTAGGGCGTTTGGAGAGAATGCGCTTGATTCGGCTGTGACGCCATTTACTGGCATAAAAACTCTTCATGGTATGCTCGGATATGATGGTACAGGACAAATTACTATAAGCCAGACAGTTCCGCTATCATTGACTGTTTTGGGCCTTGAGTATCGTTTAAGCGTGGGGAATTAATATGACGCAACTTGCATTTGCTGCCGTTTCTGCTGCTGGATCAATGGCGGCTGGGGCGGCTCAGCGCAGACAATATGAAGCACAGGCTAGGCAGGCAGAGCTTCGCGGTAGATCTGATGCCATTGCATATAAGCAAAAGGGCGCTGATGCTCTACGCAATCTAAATGAAACGCTTGCTGCAATTATCTCTCGCGGTGCTGCCGGTGGCATTGATCCCACATCTGGGTCTGCCGCAACACTGCAAGGATTTGCAATGGGTGAGGGTGTAAGGGAGTTTAACATCGCTGCTGACAATGCGGTTATGGCTCTCGGCCAAGCAAGCACACAGGCTGGTATTTACAAGCAAGCGGGTCAAGCTGCACAGTTAAGCTCTTTCGTTGGCGCTGCCGGTACGCTTGGGCAGGGTGCATACAGATACGGACAATTACAACCAACGGCAATAGCATAGGTTAAGACATGGCTATCCTTCCCAGATATCAGCGCATTGGTTTACAAACCAGACAGCCACAACAGATGGACTTTGCGGCTACGCGCGAGCAGGCAAGGCTCGGCCAGACTATTTCTCAGCAAGTAGATCGCATGTCAGACTTTGCCTTCAAACAGGCCGCTCAAGCAGCGGAACTGCGTGGGCAAGAGCGTGTGCGCGAGGAAGGTGCTTTGCCTACTCTGGAGGCGCTACGTGAGGCCGGTGGTCCTACTACAATAGCAGAGCGTGCTGCATCTGATGCTGCTAATCGGATTGCTGTTGTTGAGATCGAGAGCTTGGCAAAGCAGGACATGCAGAACCTTGTTCGTGATGCTGACAAGAACAATATGTCTATGCCTGCCTTCCAGTCATCTATGGCAGATATTCAAGATGGATATGCGGCTTCTCTGCAAGCGGTTGATCCGGTTGCCGCCGGTGTGCTGTCTGCCCGTCTAGGCGATAGCGCAATGACCTATCAGGGTCGCTATTCTGACATTGCATTTAAAAAAGCTGAGGCTGCTGCAAAAGAGCGTGTAACTCAGATCGTTTCTATTGGCTCTCAGGAAATACTTGATAGCGCAATACAGCCAGGTGCAACAAGAGAAAGCATCGAGGCTGCTGGATCTAAGCTCTTAGCGGATCAGTTGGAGCTTGGCGTAGAGGAAGAAAACGCTCGTAGGGTTGTTGACGCAACGCTCAAGCAAGCCGTTAGGCAGAACCGCTTATATCTGTATGACAATGCCGATAGCATTGGCGCAAAGCAGCTATTGCTAGAGGAATATGAAAAGAACCCTCTGCCTGGTTATACCTATGAGCAGAACAGATCCTTTATGATCTCGCTCGATAACAATCTGAAGTCTGAAGTTAATCGGGCGCAACAGCAATCTCTCGGTGAATTAAATAATGCTATAACCGTCCTTGGGGTTACTGGCGAAGCGCCAGAGGGCTATGAAATTAACGAGGGTGCGATTGATGACATCTTCCCACCAGAGCAAGCTGCCGCTTACAAAGAGGCATGGGCTGATGCAAATGAGGATGTTCTTAATCGTGGCGCTCTATCAAGTATGTCACCGGATCGAGCGGCATCTATAGCAGATGAGTTATTCGATGAGATCAGCACATCTCCCGATCCCGCTAAGGCTGTCAAAAGGCATGCTGATTGGGTTGAGGCCGTTGCCAATAGAAACGATGCACTTGCAAAAGATTCTGGGCTTTTTGTAGCTCAAACAAATAAATCTGCTGCTGGAATGATTGAGGACATTCAAGGCATGATAGCCGATGGAAACATTGGCCTCGCAGCAGAGGGGATTTTAGTTCTTAATGATATAACCCAAACTCAATTTGATAATTTAGGAACTCCTCAAAATCAAAGAAACGTTATGCCAAAAGCCTTTGCCTCTCAAATGGTGAATATCATTCAAGGCATTGAGACTGATGTTGCGCCAGGTGTGTTTACTCAAATCACATCTAATCTTGGAGATGTTGCGCCTAAAATTATTGAAGAGTTAAGAGCGCAAGGGCTGCGTCCAGAATATGTGCAAGCGTTATATACTACGGATATAGCAATTCAGAAGGAGCTTCTGGATATATCTGGTCGAGATATGAAGGAAATAAAAGTAGGCCTTGAAACAACTGATGTAACTGACACCAGAAAAGGAATTACTATGCTGCTTGCAGATTACCGTGAGGGCTTTCTTGCTGGCGGTGGCACACAGGCTGAAGAAATATTTAACGAACAATATATGGTTATAGAGAAGATGGCTCTTACCAGAGTTAAAGAAGGCTTCGATCCCGCTACTGCTGCTGAGACTGCTGTCGCTGACATCATAGCAGAGTTTGACCAAGTGGTTCTTAATAGGCAGGGTAAGTATGTAATTCCAAAACAATTTGACGCTCAAGTCATAGAGTCAAATGCGTCTATGTTTCTTAATGAAGATATATTAAGAACGCTCAACATAGAGCCATTGGATTCCGCACAATATCCTGGTTTTGTTGATGAGGCAGTTTCTCTTGCCTCTATAGCCTCAACCGGAATGTGGCTGAACAATGGTAGAGGCGATGGCTTGGTGTTGCATTATACAGTGAATGGCACAGAGCTTCCTGTTCTTACTAAAGATGGCTCTGAATATGAGGTTAAGTTTTCAGAAATGTCTCGAATATTAAATGAAATATATGCTCGAACTCCAGAGAGCGCTGAGGCGATGGGATATTTAAAAGAAAGTCAAAAAATAGTTAAGGAGCAAACGGGCGCTGGCAAACCTTTGAAGATAGAAATTGATGAGGCGGCTGGGTTTGAAGCTGAAGCAGAGGCATTTGCTACCGGAGCTAAGACAACAGAATGAGAGCTAGACCGCTCATAACAGAGAATAGGGTTCTCCGCTTAACTGCTGGAGATGATATTCGCGTTTCTCTGGGTCGTGCTGTGACTGAGATGGCTGGTACGCCAATGACCGGCACGTTAATTTCTCGTGCATTCCAGCAAGGACAAGCGGCAACAACGGCTCTTACTGAAGATCAGCGTGAGCAGTTTGCACAAGCAGAGCGGGATCGTCGCAATCTGCAAGCTGCTATTGAGTATGATCTGGACACAACGACAGATCCAGTCCAACGCGAAGAGCTGCTTTCTAAGCTCGATGGTATATACCAAGAAAGCCAAGGTCAGAAAGATGCGCTGTTTCAGCAAAGCATCGAAGAGGGTCGGCTATCAACGCCAGAGGATCTTACTGAGCAATACGGCGATCTTCTGACATTTGATGAGCCTATGACGCAAGAAGAGGCCCGTTTGCTTTATGAAGGCAAGCGAGAAGAGGTTATGCGTAATGCTATCATCTCTCGCAGCCCAACAGGGTTCTTGCCTGGCGTTGCTAAGTTTGGCGGCGGTATGCTGGCAATGGCGACAGATCCGGTTGAAGTCGCCACAATGTTTATTCCCTTCGTTGGTCAGGCTGGAAGAGCCGCGTCTGTAGCAAGGTTTGGCCGTGTGGGTGGCAGAGCAAGGGTCGGAGCCATAGAGGGCACTGCCGGTGCTTTGCTCACTGAGCCGCTATATTACGGCCTCTCAAGAGATCAGCAGCTTGACTACACAATGGGCGAGGCGTTGCTGAATGTAGGCGCTGGGCTGTTTCTCGGTGGAGCTATCGGCACTGTAGGTGGAATGCTCACTCGTGCTGACGTAGATGCTGAGGCTGTAGTCAGAGCTTCTGAGCCTGAGGCTCCTGTTCGTACTGATGTTGTGCCTATTGAGATTCCCCCGCGTATGACTGAGGCCGAAGCAATGGCCAAGGCTGATCGTGTCGTAAAGCAAACCCGTGAGATGTATGGTATTACCGGTGGTCGCGTTACATACGAAACTGCGGTTCGTCAGTTCGTAACCGATCAAGGCATTAATGTTGCAATGGTTTTGCCAAAGGCTGTTGCTCGGCCACAAACTCTTAGCGAGTATATACGTGCTCGTGGCGGCATAAACGATCAAGATCCTACGTTTAGAGGTGAATTAAAGAACCTTGGCATTGAGGGCCGCGCTGGATACATCAACAGCAAGGGCAACATGGTCAATGGCATCAGCAACACAAAAACTGATACCAATCTTGATGACGCGGCTGAGATGGCATTTGAAGCTGGGTTCCTGCCAGAGAGAAGCACGAATGCACTGATCGATGCACTGTCTGAAGAAAGCAGAGGTAACTTTACTTTTGCCAGGCAGGACATGGAGAAGGCTGATGCGTGGAGAACATACAGCGCTTCTAAGGATGACTTCGAGGCAGAGCTTTCTCGTCGCGCAGATATACGCGCAGAGCTTGAAGGGCAGGGTGTGCGTAACATTACAGACGAGGAGATTGCACTTGTTTCTGGGGAGATGTCACGAAACAATATAGATGCGACAAGCGCGTTTGAAAGTGTTACTGGCCGTGTTCAAGATATGCAGTCAGAGATGGCCGCTCGTCATGGTCTTGATATTCAGAACGATCCTCTTGCTGACTTTGATGCTGCTGCACGTTTTGATCGTGTGGGTGATGACATTGAACTTGATGAGCCAATTGCGCAAGAAGAGGCAATTATTGCTCAGATGCGTGAAGATGGTGAACTCACACCGGATCAGATCAGGCAGCTCGATGAGATAGAACAGATAGATGCTCAGGCTCAGGCGTATGTTGAGGTCACTGAGGCTGTAACCGTTTGCGTGGCGAGGTCATAATGGCAGATTGTTTAAAGATTGCTGATGAAGCCAACAAAGGCCGGTTGAGCGATGATGAGCTTGATGAGATCCTGACAGAGCTAAACGCTGAGAAGAAGGCTCGGCAAGCTGCTGGTGCTTTGGATCAGATCGAGTCTGCTATCTTCGAGCGTGGATTGCTGATTGCAAAAGAGGCAGAGATTGCCAAGAAGATCGAAAAGCGCAATCGGTATATGAATATTCTCAAAGAGCAAAAGCTGATGGCTCTAGCAGAGCGCGCTGATGAAATGACCGGCGATCCATCTCTCGGCCTAGAGGCTGCTCTTGTTGGTGTGAATGCGCCGTTTGAAGGGGCTACTCGATCCGTTGACTCAATAACTGGTGCGCTTGTAAATTCATACGCTGGCGGCATGATTGCAGATTTAAAAAAAGCTAGTCTGCTCACAAAGTTCAATAACATGAAGGGCGACTTCGAGCGCCAGGTTGCTAATGTTCTTGGCGATCTTAACCTTAAAACGCCGGTTGGTGTTGCTGAGGCATCTGCTGATGCTAAGGCAATGGGCAAGATATTATTTAAATATCAACGCGCCGCTCTTCAAAGAGAAAACCAAGCTGGATCTTACATAATGCTGAAGGAGGGTCGTGTTGTTCGAGCGAGCCACGATCAGCGCAGATTGGTTAAAGTTGGGCCAGATGAGTGGAAGAACTACATTCGCGGCAAGCTGGATTATGAAAAGATGGGCATTGCTCCTGAGCGGATCGAGGGCTTTCTTGATAGCGCATATGAGGCAATTACAACGGGCATTCGCAAAGAGGGTGATCGTACTGAGATAAGCCTTGCGTTTAAAGGGCCAGGCAATCTTGCAAAGAAGGAAAGCGCTGCCGGTGTCTTTACCTTTAAGAGCGCAAATGACTGGTACGATTACGATCAGAATTTTGGCAAGGCTTCTCTGCGTGAATCATTCATGCAAGACATTCAGTCTGCCTCTCGCGCCACTGCTCTCATGGAGGTTCTTGGAACCAATCCCGAGGCAATGGTTGAGCGCGTTCAGAAGCGTCTTATGGAAAAGTATCGGGGCGATCCAAAGAAGTTAAGCAGAATTAAACGTGAAACTGCTGCTATAAATTTTGACGCAGCTCTTGCTGAAGTAACTGGAGATGTGAACATTGGCTCACATACTCCGCTTGCACGTTATATGCACTTTTATCGCTCTATTCAAACTATGGCAAAGCTGGGTGGGGCATGGATCTCTGCTCTATCTGATGTGGCATTCATTGCATCTAACCGGATCTATCAAGGCCGCTCACTGCTCGATGCTTGGGGTGATGGCTTTACCGCCGTGTTTAAGGGCATGAACAAGGCTGAGATGCGTGACTTTTCAGACAGGCTTGGCGTTGGCATCGAGGGTCAGCTAGGTGACTTTATGAGCCGGTTCAACGCGGCTGATGACGTACCTGGCCAAACATCTAAAATGATGGCTACGTTCTTCAAGCTCAATCTTCTCCAGCCTTGGACTGAAAGCAACAAGCGTGGCGTGACGCTAATGATTGCCAATGATCTTGGCCGTGAAGCAAGCAAGAGCTATGCGAAGCTACCAGATGATCTAAGACGTATTCTCGGCACATATGGCATCGACCAGAAGGGCTGGGAAGCTGCTCGCAAGGGTGCAAAGAAAGGGCCAGATGGCCGTATGTATCTTGTGCCTGGTGAAATACCAGACGTTAAGATGCGTGAGAATATGTTTGCGTTGCTGATTTCTGAAGCAGATAACTCTGTGCCTTCGCCTGGCGCTAGAGAGCGAGCAATCATTCGCCGTGGCTATCGTCCTGGCACATTTGCCGGTGAGGGCATTCGCTTCCTTACTCAGTTCAAGTCATTCGGCGTTACGGCTCTTACCAAGAGCGTAGGGCGTCATATGTATGGCTATGGCGCTAAGTCTATGCGCGAGCAACTACAGCGCGGCGTTGGTGCTAATATGGGCATCGTCAACAGCATCGTCGGCACAACTGTTCTTGGCTACTATGTCATGCAGCTCAAGGAGGTTGCCAAGGGCCGTGAAATGCGCCCGCCAACGCCAGAAACATTTATTGCAGCGGCAATGCAAGGCGGTGGATTGGGTATCTATGGCGACTTCCTATTTGGCGAAGCTAACAGATATGGCGGCGGCACATTGCAAACTATTGCCGGTCCTGGCATTGGGACTGCATCTGAGGTCATTGACTTATTGCAAAGAACCAGAGGCGTGGTTGCTGGTGGTGATGAGGATCTTCGAGGTGATGCTGTTCGATTGCTCAAGGGCAATACGCCATTTGCCAACCTGTTCTACACGCAGCAGGCCATGAACTATCTTGTATGGTATCAGCTGCAAGAAACGGTCAACCCTGGGTATCTTCGCCGCATGGAGCGCCGTATAGAGCGAGAAAACAATCAAACTTACTGGATGCCACCAACCAGTATCATTCAAACAGGAGGCGGTTTCCGATAAGGAATTATTGGATAATCTGCAAAAATCTGGTATTTATAACGCAATAGAACGGGAATAAATCATGTCTGACACAGCAATCAATCCTGTAGATCGCAGAGTTCAGTTTACACAAAATACTGGAACTGGTCCATTTGCGTTTACTTTTAATATCTTGCAGCAAAGTGATATTGTTGTTTACAAGAACAACATACTTCTCACGCTTGCTGCTGATTATTCGGTAACGATCAACGCAAACGGAACGGGATCGATTACTCTTGTTGTGGCGCTCAGTCAGCCAGATGTTTTAACAATCATTGGCGGTAGAGAGCTTTCCAGGACAACGGACTTTGTGACGGCTGGTGATTTGCTGGCGTCCTCTTTGAACGAGCAACTTGATAGCAATGTCATCATGGCGCAACAGCTTGATGAGAGGTTTGACAGAGGGATTAAAGCGCAGCCTGGTGACTTGGACAGAACTATGTATTTGCCGCTTGTTGCTGATCGAGCTGGTGGCTTTTTAAGTTTTGACAGCCAGGGAAACGTAGCAATCAACTCGGTTGCAAACTTAGATTTTCTTAATCTTGAGCGCCTTGATATTGATAATCTTCGTCTGGACGGAAACACGGTAAGCTCTACCACAGGAAGTTTAATTTTAGCGCCAACTGCTGATCTTGAAATAAATATTCCTGCAAACAGTAACTTGTATATGCAGCGCGCTGGAACAACAGCATTAGATTTTTTCTTTAGCTCTGTTTCTCAAGAAATTCGCTTTATTAATACTACTACCTCTACGACTTATGCAGTAATACAATCAAATCAGCTTGGAGGCACGTCATCTGACCTTGTTTTAAAAAGTGATGGCGGTCCGTTAGTTCTTGATACTGGTGGCTCAACTATACCCCTTAAATATGATGGCACTCAAAGAGGATATTTAAAGCTTGATGAGGCCGATAAAATTAAGCTGTACACTGGCACAGGAACAGGAACACTTAATGCCGTATTTGATGGCGCGGACTTAACCATTGAGGGAAATACCGTCCTTCAAGGAAACCTTCAGGTTAATGGCACTACGACCACAATCGATACGCAAACTCTCGACGTAAAAGACATAAATATAACGATTGCACATGGAGCAACAACTAGCTCTGAGGCAAATGGTGCTGGCATTACAATTGATGGCGCTAATGCAACGCTTACATATGTTCATTTAACAGAAGCTATGACCTTCAACAAAGATGTTGATGTCGGCGACAATGTTATTGAGAACGCGCAGAAATTACATTTTGCAGAGAATGTTTCCTTGTATCCCTCAGATGGTGATGACAGCATTCTTAATCTTCAAGCTGAGGATACTGGATCTGCTCAGTTAAGATTTATTACTGGTACTGGGTCTGGCGTATTTCGCGGTGGTATTGCTGCCTCTCAAAACAATGTGTTTGGCTTAAAGGATTCAAACGATCAGATATTTATTAAGTCGCAAGATGGTAATTTACCCACTCAAATTCTTCATACATACGACAGTCCAAGTGCTGGTAATGTTGTCCGTATTGAAGCTGGTTCAACTTATGTAAAGCTATATGGATCTGATGGCGTAGAGGCTCAGAAGTATAAAGATGCTGATGATACCAGCTATTACTTAGAGCCAGCAGGTACTTCTATATTAGGTACTGTTGAGGCTAATCAGCTTGATGTTGATAACATTACTATTGATGCCAATACGATTAGCTCAACAGATACTGATGGAAACATTAATCTACGTTGCAACGGTAGCGGTGTTGTTGATGTTGACAGCGAGTTGTTTGTTTACGGCAATGCTACTAGTGGCACAGCAGCTTATGTTCAGATCGGTAATACTGATACGGGCGGCGATGATATTCGCATACAAGGACCGAATCCTAACTTTACCTTATATGACTCAACTGCTGTTGTTGATGGTGTTTCTGCATATACGGGTGGCTTGCTGTTTTACGGTCAGAAAACAAATACAGCATATCACACATACTCTGCTATTCGTCCCAGAATTATTAATGGTCTTGACAGTGATACAGCAAAAACCGGTGCCTTACATTTTGGTGTAAGTGATGGCGCTAGCTCTGCATTAACAAATATTATCTTTAAGATTGAACCTGATGGAATTGATGTAACTGGAAACATTACATCTAGCAGTGATCCGTTAAAGATTAGTGCAACAACTGCATCAAGTGATCCAAATATTATCCTTGAAGGAGACGCAAGTCCTTCTGTAGCTATTAGGGCTGATGGCAGTAATACTAATAGATTATTACTTCGCTACAATAACTCTAATGATTTTTCTTATATTACAGCATCAGGAAATCTTAGCATTGAGGCAAGTAATACTGGTCATACACTTTCATTAACATCTAATGATGGAATGTTTATTACTAATAGCTCTAGTAATTTAACCATAACATCTAGCTCTAGTGATATAGTTTTAAAAACAGGAACATCTGGCTCAACTTCAGAAAGATTTAAAGTTACTGGCGCTGGCATTGTTCAGTCTTTGTCTGAAACTGAAATTGTTGATGAAACCCTAAAGGTTACAAACGGTAGCACTTACGGCTCTTTGAGCATGGATGAGAATACTGGAAGCAGCAGAGATTACTTTGACATCAAAGCTTTTGGTCATGATGGTTCCTCAACTGAAGGTGGCGCTGTTAGATTGTTTAGCGCTTCTAATCTAGAGTCTATTAGAACTTACTCTACGGGTACGACTGGTGCTGGTTATACTACGTTTAACTTCCCGTATGATTTAAGTTACGGCACTGGCGTTTATCATTTGACTGTAGCTTCTGCCAATAGATCAGGTCTTTACTTAAGATCAGACGTAAGTGGCTCTGATGCAGATGGCAAACAGTATGGCGAGTTGAGTGCAAGCTCTAGTGAATTAAAAATGGTTGGCTGGTTTGGTGCTAACATTGAATTTAAAATTGGTGGAGATCTTGGCGAGACTAAGATTGCTGAGATTAGTTCTACTGGTCTGACTGTGGATGGGGATGTCAACATGAGTGACAGCACGCCTGTTTTCACAATGACTGACACAGATGGCGGTTCAGCAAATATGGCCTTGTACACAGGTAGCTTGGTTATATCTGCTGATAGTGCGAACGAATACACAAATAGAGTTCTGCAATTAGGTGTTGGAGATAAGGCTTATTTTAACCTTGATGACAATGGGGATATTTCGTTCCGTGAGGACACAGGCACCACGGCAAAGTTCTTTTGGGATGCGAGTGCGGAGAGTTTGGGGATTGGAACAGATTCGCCTAACTATAATCTAACGAGCTACAAAGCAGGAGCTAATGCCAACTACATTCAAGTTGCTAACGGTTCAACAGGTCCAAACGCAGCCAACGGAACGCTCTTCGGCGTAGACGCATCAGGAAACGGTGTTGTAACGGTTCAGGGTAGCTTTGATTATATAACGTCAGTTGCTGGCTCAGAAGCCATGCGCATCGACAGCAGCGGACGGGTTGGGATTGATTTTACTCCCAAAACTATGACTGCAAATGTAACATCAAGTTTAAATGTAGGTAGTGGTTCAGTATTTCAAAGAACAAAAGACACCTACTTTAGCAGCAATATGTACTATAATGCTTCCGATATAGGGAAAAGTATTTCTACTGGCTACGGTCTAGTTTATTATCAAGATGTAACAAATGGGTCGCACAAATGGTTTACTTCTGCTGTTTCTGCTGGATCGGCTGATGCAACACATTCGTTTAGCACTCCAATGAC